TTACGCAGCAAAGCTTTCCGGGGGTGTGTCAGTGCTGTCACGTGCTGCCTGTGACCAAATCGTGACCGCTTCTGCGTGCGCCGCAAGATGGTCAGGCGCGAGATGAGCGTATCGCAAAACCATCTCGTATTTCGACCAACCGCCGAGTTCCATCAACCGATTGAGTGGCGTACCCGCTTGCACGTGCCAACTCGCCCAGGTGTGCCGCAAGTCATGGAATCGAAAGTTTTCGATCCCGGCCCGCGCACATGCGCGCCTCCACTGCATCCGGTCCCAGCGCTCAATCGGTTTGCCGCGGCGCGTGAACACGCGCGTTGGATGCTTGCCGAGTTGACGCCGGATGACTGTAACCGCCTCGTCGTTCAACGGCACACCGATCGGTTTTCGCGCCTTTGCTTGATCGGGGTGAATCCATGCGCGGCGATTCACCAAATCAATTTGCGACCATTCCAGCCCGAGCACGTTGGCTTGACGCAGGCCAGTAGCGAGCGCAAGCGTTGCGACGTCACGCAACCATTCCGATCGAATTGCTTCGAGCAAGCGGTGGGCTTCGCCGCGCGTGATCCAACGTATGCGCTTAGGCGGCATTGCAAGTTCCGACAGTTTCGGGGCCTTATCGAGCCACCCCCATTCGTTCGCTGCGGCATTGAGCAACGCACGCATCGTGCCGAGATACCGATTCTTCGTCGTGGCCGTTAGCGGTCGGATGGCTTTTGTGCAGCCGTTGTGTTGCGGGAGCGCAGCAAAAATCTCATCGCGCGTGATCGAGTCTAGCCGTCGGCCAGCGAAGAATTGCCGGAAGTGTCGGATATGTATCCGCTTGTTCACGTTGTCGTGCGCGCACGTGCGTCCTGCACTTTCTTCAAGGAACCGGAGCGCCGCTTCATCGAACATGCGCGCAGGGCGTTCGCCAAGCTTCACGACGCGCCACGCCTCATGCTTCAACTTGTCGTGGAACTCTTGCGCCTCCTTTCGATTGGTTGTGCCAGTAGTTTGTCTAATGCGACCGCCGCCCGGCGTGCGGATGTCAACGTGCCAGATGTCACTGCCTTTGCGCTTTCGGATGGGCATTGAAAACTCTCCTTTCCTTCCGTCCGCGCCGGTCGATCGGCATTGTAACTGGACGTTTGTGCTTTCAGATTTTCGGGCCACACGCGCCACGCTGCGCCTACGCGGAAGAAGCCAAGGGCTTCCTTGTTTGCGTAGAGGGTCGAATACGAGACTTTGAGTAGCGCGGCCGCTTCCTTCAGGGTCAGTGCGCGGGTTTCCGTGTCGATAGTCATCGATTCCCCCTTCGTTTCATTGAGTCGAGCAAGATGTCTTGCACTTGGCGTTTGGTTTCCCGGCGCAGCACGACGTCTTCGTCGATCGTGTCGCGCGCGAGAATGTGGTAAATGAAGACCGGCCGGCGGCGTCCGGCCTGCAATTGACGGACGGGACCGATCCGCTCGACGATCTGCTGATATTCTTCGAGATTCCACCAGTGCCCAAAGACAGCGAGAATGTTTCCGCCGTCCTGCAAGTTCAGGCCGTGCCCGGCGCTGGCCGGGTGCGCGAACATCACGGGAATCTTGCCGAGATTCCAGTCACGAATCGTCTGTGGGTTCTGGTCGAGCGGCCGGCCGCGCGGGAATGCGCGCTGCAGCCGCGCAAGGTCCGACTTGAAGTGATAGGCGACGAGTACCGGCATGCCAGCGGCTTCCTCGACAATTTCTTCGAGCGCTTGTATCTTCAGGTCGTGGACCTCGTGCCACGGCGCCGTGTCGCTACCGTCATCGTCCTGCTTGTAGACGGCACCGTTTGCGAGTTGCAAGCACTTCATTGTCTTGCTCGCCACATTTACGGCTTCGATTGGACTGCCGTCGATTTCCATGAAGAGATGGCGTTCCATGTCACGATACAGGCGGCGCGCGCCGCTTGGCAGGTCAACGTAAACCGGTCGCACGATCGGTTCTTCGAGATCGAACCAATCAGCAGGGTCGAGGGAGATCGTGCAATCGGCGAGCGCTTCCTGAATCTGCTGCTGCGCGTGCGGCAACGGGCGCGTCTGGTGGTAGCCGTCGCCGCCTCGGATCGATTGGAACCAGCGTTCCTCGAACGCCGAATAGCTGCGCCCGAGCCGCCGACCACCATCGACGAACCACTGTTGCCCCCATAGATCCTGTAGCCCGTTGGGGGACGGTGTGCCGGTTAAATTGACCCATCGATGCACCTTTGTGTGGGCGATCTCGGCGAGGGCGCGGCCGCGCACACTGCCGCTGGATTTCCTCAGAAACTCGACGCCTTTCGTGCTGCGCTGCTTCGATACGCGAGTCGATTTAAGCTTGGTAGACTCGTCGGCGATGATCGTGCCGAACGGCCAGGGACGCGGATTGTGCTTGAACCAGTCAATCAACCATGGCAAGTTTTCGTAGTTGATCGAGAAGACCGGCGCGTCGCGGCGCAGTTGCATCGAGCGCCGGTTCGCATCTCCGATGATCGGCACAATTTCCATACCGGACAGGTGCTCCCATTTAGCGACCTCATCCGGCCACGTCGATTGCGCGACGCGCAGTGGCGCGACGACGAGCGTGGGCATCGTCTCAATCCCGAAGTGATAAAGCGTCTCAAGCGTCGTCAGTGTGCTTACCGTCTTGCCTAGGCCCATGCCGGCCCACACATTGGAGCGATCGATTTCGGATTCGTGACCGATGATAAGACGTTGGTAATCCCAAGGGGTAAAGGTGCGACGAGCCGTCATAGCCGGCGCTCCGTAGCGAAGAACAGCACGCAGCGAAAGTACAGTTTGAGCGCAGCGTCGAGCGTGGTTTCGAATACCGAATTACCGTGCTTGTCATACACCATCCAGTTGTGCGTACTGAGTTGCCGTGCGCGTGGCTTCGTGGTGATCTGGATCATGTACCGTACCCCGCTGCAAAGCATTTGACTGGTGCAACACCGTAGTAGAGGCGGAAGTAGCCGATGCCAAACGAGCCCGCGATGTAAAGCGCCATCACGACAGCACCAACGCAGGCGAATAAATAGAGAGTGGGTTTCATGTGATAGATATCGTTCGGGGTGTGCGAGACGCCGTGATCGTTGGCCGATCAACACGGTGCGTTATTTTTATGCCCCTCCTTATTCGCGCGGCTCTGGCCACACGACTCCGTTAAAAATTTCCCGAAGTTGGGCCGCGCGAGCTGCGAGCGCTCGACGATCGCGCGAACCTTCAGCCATCGTCACGCTAATTTCGTCGCGATTAAATGGAATGAGCCCATCAGTCAGCCGATATAGCAACGCGCCAGCTTGCAGCCAACCGCCGAATAAATCGACGCGCGGCTTCGATCGGATCAAGCGCGGGTCGAACTTTGCATCCCAACTGACATAGTTCATGCCATTGCAGTGGGGGCAAACATAGCGTTGATGGCACGGCGTACCGTCCATGTCTCCACCTTCGACGTCAAAGTACTGGCGACAATGTCCGCACTTGAGTCGCCAGCCCCCGACACTTCTGAAGTAGCGGCCGATCCGCTGGGTTTCGTCAGTCATGATCGGCTCCATTGAGAAGGGCGCGCATCGCCTCGATATGCGTTTGCGACACTGCCATCGCGCGACGGTCATGCGCTGCGATCTCGCGATCGTAGGTCGCTGCCAAGGCGCGGAGCGCGGTTTGCTGGGATTCACCCTTCTCGTTCAATTCGAGAAGCTCGCGGCATCGTTGCAGCAGGTCGTCGGTGGGCTTACCGGTCATGATCGGCTCCATTGAGAAGGGCTCGCAGAGCGACAGCAGCGAGCCTGCTATGCGTCAGTTCAAGGAAGTCCGCGGCTTGCATCAGCATCGCGCGCTGCTCGTCCGTCAGGCGCGCCTCTCCCGCATCGGCGGGGGCACTGACGATCGGCGAACCGTGATGCCAGAGCATCATGCAAAGGTTCGCCACGTCGCGCGGGTCGCCTTTGTCGACGTGTTCGAGCAGCATCCGCGATAGGTCGGCTGGGCTGCACGTCTCCCATCCGCCGCGGCCCTTGTCACGGGCCAGCGCGAGCTTGTGCTTCATGACGGCGGCGAACGAGTCCACGGCAACATCGTCGGAGTGAGGCTCGAGCGCCTCTGCCGGTGCGTCGCCGAACGCATCCCGGAACGCTTTCACCGAAATCGCCACGTTGCCGCCCTCGACCGTCGTGGCTGCGGCGATCGCGTTGAACGTCTTCTGGTATGGGAACGGCTCCGCCGGTGCGTCGGCGGGGGCTACCGGTTCCGTAACTTCGTTGCAGCGCGGGCAAAGAGCATTTGGAAAGCCGTGCTTCATCGTCATGGTTGCGGAGGCGTCCCCTTTCCACGCACACTCGCTGTTGCAGCATTGGTGTGTCTCTGCCGGTGCGTCGGCCTGCGCGGGTTGCGGGGCAGCGAGATATGCGCGGACCAGTGCCTTGAATTCATCACGCCGTGCATGATCAGTAGGGCCATCCGGCTTGTTATCGAGTAAATACAGCGCTTCGCGCAAAAGCGACTCCGCAACGGGAGCACGTGCATTCAGGAGACGCTTCAACTCTGCGCAGTCTTTTTCGAGTTGCAAATAAGATGGCTTCCAGTCGTACTCAGCCGCCGCCTCCGCAGCGGGCGATGCTGCCGCGCGGGCCTGCCAAGCGTCCCACGCCGTGACTGCATCGCGGTCGTGGTCTGCGATCGGCCGCATCGTGCCGCGCGTGTACCAGCGCTCGAACGCCGCCCGCTCGTCGACCGACGCTACCATTTTGCGGTCGTGCGCAATTTGGTCGGCCGACGCTGCTATCGCCATAGCGGGTTGCATCGACGTCCACCGTTCGATTGTCTTGTTGGCATAGTCGCTGGCCGCGCTCCAGCTATCCACTTGGTCGGGGAAATCCTCACGGTCATAATGTTGCCCTTCACGCCATGCTGCGCGTAGGTAGGCGAACAGATCACGCACGTCGATCGTTACCCGATACGGCTCGTCGGTCGGCGCTGTTGCCGGAGCGGCGGAGCGAGATAGTGCGCCGATCGCTTGCTCAATCGTATTGCGGGCGAACTCGCTTCTGCAAAGTGCACTGTCGCCGCTCATCAGCAGTCGAAGCCGTTCGATGAGGGCTCCTTCCGCACCTGTCTCATTGACGATGGAAGTCGGCGCTGCGGCGGGTGGTGCGTCGGCTTCGCGCAACAGTTCGCGCAGCGCACCGATCTGCTTTTCACCGCTGATCAGTATCGAAGGCAAACCGATCGCGCGCAGCGTCTCGGCAACCCGTTCGGGAAAGGTTTTCGTCATGATTAATCTGTTCCGAAAAAGAAGCGGGCGCGTCGAACAGACCGCGCCCACCAAAGAAGCCGCACCCCGAAATATTGGGAAATTGGCGCGGCATTACGGGGTAACAGGATCAGGATGTTGGTCGGGCTGCTGCGGTGCCCGTGTGCATGGCAGCGCGAATGATGCGTTCGGCAAATTGAATTGGTGACTCGCCAAGACTTGGCTGTAAATCAGCAATTTGCATACTGTCTGGGTGCTCTTGCACTCGTTGGAAAAACGCGTCGATCGCCTCTCTGGTGTCGACAACTAATGCGTTACAGCCGAACCCGATGAGGCGTTTCAATTCGCGCTCTTGTGCCAATGTGGGCTTGCCACCGGGCCGTTTGACTTCAATGAAGAAGATTCGGCCAGGCGGCAGGATGACGATCCGATCGGGTACACTGCGCCGAGCTGGACTCCTGAATTTGTAGGCACTACCGCCGGCTGCTCGCACACGGTCGACGAGATACGTCTCGATTTCTCTTTCAAGCACAGGTGATTGTTTTCCCATAGATCAGTCCTTCTTGTATCGGTACGCAGAGAAACCGGCCGCTGACAGAGGCAAGCCGTCGGCCCACGCCGGCACCGTTGCGATCAAGCTGGAAAGGTGCTCGGCGTTGAAATCGTCGCGGTCGGGTGCTTCGGTGACGACTTCGTCATGCACCTTCAACACCAGTTCATAGCCGGCTGCTTCAACAGACGGCGCGTTGTGAAATAGCACGTCACGCGCGACGGCTTGGCACAAGTTCTCGAAAATCTTTCCGCCGTAGGTCTTTGTGCGCTGCCACTTCCGCGAGTACTGGTTCACGCCCATGTAACTGATCTCGCCGTCGTCGCTCACGCGCGGCGCGAGATAGCAGAGCTGGCGCTTGCTCGGCAGCTGCACGCGCAGCCATTCGCCGTCGCGCCGCATGATCACGCGCCGCGCGCGAACGGTCTTGCCCGGCGAGCTGATCGTCTGCACCGCCGCGTCGCGCAGCTCACCCCAGTAACTCGATATCTGCGGGTGCGCTGCACGCCACAGGCGTTTCAGGATGTCGCAGGCGATGAACACGTCCTGCGGCAGGCCGAGCGTGCGGCGCTTCTTTACGGCCCAATCCCACATGCCGCGTGCCGCGCGCACGATCTCCGGGTCGACGGTATCGAGCGCTGCGAATACGGCCGCGCGGATGTTATCGAGGTCCATCTTGTACGTCATCGTGAAGGTGACGAACGCACCGACGCCACCCTCGTAGGCGAGCGCCAGCTCCATCACCTTTCCGAGCTGGCGCATGTATTTGTCGACTGCTTCGACTGCTACGCCGAACGCCCGCGCATACGCCAGCTTGTACAGATCGGTGCCGATGCCGGCATCGAAGTCTCGGAACGCTTGCAGCTTCCACTTCTCGCCGGCCAACCACGCTGCGTCACGCCCCTCGATGTTCGAAAGGTCGGCGACGGCGATTTTCTTGCCGGGCGGGGCAATGATCGCGCCGCGCACGACGTTTGCCGTCAGTCCGATAACATTGCTGAACACCAGATCGGCACAACCTGATTTCAGCGCCTCGATCCCCATTTCGGTGTAGCGGTCGGCGTCACCCTCCGAAATCTTGTCGACGCCGAGTTCGCGTTTCATCAGTGCAACATCCGGGCGCGGCATGTTGCCGGGCTGGTAGAGGCGGTGGGCGTCACGTCCGGTGCGCGCTGCACCGCAGAACTGCGTCAACCCCCGCAACCGACCATCACTCGACACGCCGCGCAACAGCGTTTTGTATTTCGACGAACTCGTCATCGTTGCTTCGAGGCGGATTGCGAGCAGTTCGCGCAGCGCGTCTGGCAGATCAGGGTCGTTGATGCGTCGCTCAAGCGTCGACTTCTTCATGTCTGGCAGATCGATGTCGTACTCTTTGAGCAGGTGTGCGAGCAATTTATCGCGTTGTGTCGCCTTCGCGACTTCGCCATCGGTCAGTTCGACTGTGCGAGCGGCGAGTTCTTTTTGCGCCCTGTCAATTGCATCGACGGCAGCGCGTGCGAGATCGACGTCCATTTGGATTCCGCGCATGTTGATGCGTTGGTCTTGATGCCAGAGTGCCAATTCGTCCGCATTGTTTGGATAATTCCATTTCGGCATCTTCGCGTGTACCGCGCGCATTGCCGTAATGTCGCGGCCGGCGTATTCGAGGAACCGCGCCCACTGCTCGGGGTGCGTTTCGCGCGTGGCGCGGCGCAGTTCGCTGAACGCTGGCCGTGGTTTGCAGAACAGCTGGATCAGCTGCGCCCCTTCCTTGTCCTTCGCTTGGTCGGTCGGCACGTTGAAGATCTCGCAGAGCAGGGCAAGCGCGCCGGGCAGGCCGTGCGCGTAAGCCTGCACCATCGTGTCGCGCCACTTTTCCTCGGGCATGCGCGCGTACACGTCGGGCATCGCGTGCATCAGCACGACGCGGTCGAACATGCCGCCGTTCTGCCACCAGTATTCATCGGCCGCGTCGATCGCCGCGTCGAGTTCGGCGGGCATCCGCGCGACTGCCGTGCGATCCCATGTGCCGACCGGACCGTCGTCGATGGCCCACGTCCAGATCATGATCTCGGCCTGCTTGGCGTAGCGGTGCGTGCCGTGCTTCAGCGGTATGGGCGAGAATGTTTCGGTGTCGAGCCACAGCTTCATGCCGCACCCTGCGCGATCGAGCGCGCCTTCGTCAGCGGCCGGATGTCGTTCAGCAGGCGCATGTTCTCGGTTTCGGTGCCGCGATACTTCAGCTTCACGAACACGCGGTGCAAATTGCGCTCGCCACTCAGCGACTCCTGCACGTCGTACCCGGTCACTTCGCACACGTGGTCGAAGTCATCGCGGCCGTGCGCGATCAGCACGAGCGCGCCGATCGGTGGCAGCAGTGGCGCGCCATCCCACAGCCGCGCGGTGTTTTCGTTGGGCATGGTTGCTCCGTACAGGCGACAGGCTGTATCCGGCAGATACAGCCTATGGGTTGTTAGAGGAGGGCGATCTGCTCGAAAGGCATATCCGGCCACGTGTGCCACGCCTTCACGGCGTTCTCGCGCCAGTGCGTAACGCGCATGTTCCAAGGCACGTGCAGCCCGCACACCAGCTTTCCATCAAGCGGCACGATGTGGTCAACGACGTGTTGCTCGCCCGTTTCTCGGGTCAAGCGTTCGGCGGTGGCGTATAAGATTGCGATTGCGACTCGTTGTACGGGCGTTAGCCATGGCGGTATCGCGCGGCGTTCACGCGCTCGGCGCCGTGCGCCATGCATACGGCTCGTGCGTAGGATCGGTACGCGCTGTTTGGCGATCACAAACAGCGGGCCGACGTGATGGCCGCCGCGCAGGTCAAGCGGCATCTGCTGTTTCAGGTTCATAATTCGGGTCTTCGAAATCGTCATCGCCGGGCATACGCATTGAGCCATCGGCACGGTAGTAACAAAAGCGCGAGCCGCGACGATGGGGCGGTCGGTTACCCGTGTAGTTATCACCCCACTGGTAGCCCGCACACGTGCAAAGCTCGTATTTCCCACGATCACGCGCCATGTTCGGAATCACGCGGAACTTCGTGCCACCGCACTTCGCGCACTTCCTCGGCCGCCGGTAGTCGTCCGGGTGTTTCGGGAAGACGTAGCGCAGCTTGCATTTCTCGCGACTGCATCGGACGTTCCATCGACGCATAATTTATTAAATAGGATTACTAACCGACGTCCCAATCTTTCCGCCTACGATTTAAGCGCTCACGGTTTGCGCATGCCGATGTCGTGAGATCCAGAGCGGGCGACGCCGGTTAGCGAGAAAGGGTTTGGAATCGCCGCGCCGGCGGCGATTGGAGACGAGCGCCCCGCGATATTCGTTGCACTCCGGGCATAAAACCCGGAGTGATGATTACGCGAAGTCGTCGGCAGTTTCCGGCGCCGCTGCTTCGAAGTCGTCTTCATTCGCGCGTCGTGCGCCGCTGAAGCTGTCGCCATCCCCTGCAAACTGCACACCTTTCAGCGATGCGCGGATGCCTGGGTAGTTCTTCGTCTGCGCGTAGATATCGACTGTTGCATTCACATAGCAGCCGGCGTAGATGCGTCCTTCTTTGCCGGGCAGCCATTCACCTGTCGATTGGTCGATTAGGCGTGCTGGCTTGCCTGTTGCCGGGTCGGCGTACATGTCAAGCAGCAAAGGGCGGCCGTCATCCTGCTTGCGGTGCGAGCTAAGATAAAACATGTCCTCGAAGCCTTCGTACTCCGGCTTCGTGTTGCCGTCGATGTAGCAGAACTTGTTCGAGTTGCCACGAAAACCGGTGAGCATTGCCTCGGCTTTCTTGCCCCAAGCTTCGGCTGCAGCCTGATTGATTGCGTCGTTCACCTTCTTGTCGTTCTCGCTGCCCGGTTCGACAAGAAATGTCGCGCTGTAGCGAAACGCGCCTTGGCCGTCGAATTGTGCGGCGTTGCGCAGGTTGTCAATGAATGCTATACGGACATTTGTGAGTTTTATGCTGGCCATGAAATTTACTCCTTTGGTGACGTTGGTTGTTTGTCCAACTGCGAAATCAGTTCGTCGGCGATTTCGACGGCGCGCTTGCAAATCATGACGGGTGATTGGTGCCCGCTATCGAGCGAAGCAAATGCCGCCGTCGCTATTCGCTCACGTCGATCGCGGAGCACAAGATTTCGAGCTTCTTCTTTCAGTTTCCTGGTGAGGGCTAACGCGTCAGTCATTGAAAAACCAGCGGACTGAAGGCCGATGACGATCGTCCGTTCGGTGCTGTAGGGCGAGTGCTCGTTCATGCAAGATCGCTCCCATCGTCGGCCGAGACGACTTCAAAATCGTCTTCGGGTGGTTTGATAACAAGAGCGGGACGGCTGTCGGATTCGGGAGCGACCGACGGGCGACCGTCACGCTGTACGATCAGCGCTTCAACCTTTTTCCACCGGCGCGGCGATTCCTTCGACAGTAGCTTGTCGGCTTGCGTTGGGCTAATGAGTTTGAAGTTGTACATTTGATCCTGCTTCAAACGCATCGACTTCATCAGGCGTTCGGCGTCGACTTCATCGCGCCACTGGCGCGCACCGCGACGGCCAGCAACCAGTTTCACTCCGGGCACTGCACGAGCGTTTAACAGTTCGTGCTCGATACGGCCGCGCACTGCTTTTACCCAATCGTCGATCAGGTCGAGAGTTTCGTAAATCAATCCGAGGCGATCGTTACTGAGCAGTTCGACGTTGCGGCCGATGAACTCAGACTGCACGCCGTATGCTGATGCTTCCGCAACAACTTCGAATTCCGCGCCGATAGTCGCTTCGACGTGGGTGGCGAGCGCCGGGCACACGGCCTTGGCTTTGCAGAATTTGCACTGCTTCTCGCCTGGGTTGAAATCCCCGGTTGCGAGCTTGAATTCACGTGGGCGCTCTTCGACGTTCCGTAGCAACCAACGGGCGCGCTCGGCGGCCGGTTTCGCGGTGCCATCGATCCAGGCAAGGAGATCAGCCGGGGCGGTCGACCATTCGCTGGGCCGCTCGTTGATGCGTGGCTGGTGGATAACGATGTTTACTCGTTCGAAATCGACGAACGCGCTGTGCTCTTCAAGAGCAGCGGCGGCATAGAGCATTGCCTGATAGTTGCGTTCGGCTGACACTTCAACGCCACGCCCATACTTCAGGTCGCGCACTTCGATCTCGGCGCGGCCATCCGGCCAGACGGCGATGATCACGCAGTCGCTCGTGCCGCGCGCGCCATGCTCGCCAGTAATGTGTTCGATTGACAGCCGCTGTTCGACGAGTAGCGTTACGTCGGCACCGGCGAGCCGCAGAGCCTCGACCCGCTCACGCACCCCGTCGACGTACAACTGCACGTGTTCGGCCATTTCCTCGTCGACTTCGAACGTGCGGCGCGGTTCAGTGATCATCTCGCCGGTTTCCTCGTCGCGGCGCGTGACCGTGCCGACGGGAATCACCGCTCCGATGTACTGCTCGGCGGCCTCGTGGCGCTCAAGACACCACTTCGCCAACTCGTGCGCGGCGGTGCCTTCGTCGGCGTACTCGCTCGACGCATCCGGTTGGCCGATCTGTGCGGCTGTCGATGCTGCGCACTCGATCCAAGTATAGGCCGACGATGGAGACAGGAGCGCGTGCTTCTGATCCTCGACGACGGCCGCAATAGCGGTTTTGTTCATTTGCGCACTGCCTTCTGTGCGGTTGGCTTCTTGCCCTTCGGCCAACCTGCGGCGGTGAGATCGGCAACGAGATACGCGATCACGGTGACCGTGCGATCGATGGTGGCGTCGAGCGGTGGCAGGTATTTCGCGAACTCCGGTAGGCGTTCATGTGCCTGCTTCACTGTCGTGCACGCCGCGATCGCGGCGTCGACCTTCGCACGCAACGCCTTACGTGCCTCCGATTGCTCGTCGCTGAGCTTCGCAAGCTCCGTTATCCGAGCCCAAAACGGCGCGTCCGCCTGCATCGCTGCGTGCATACTCGAGTTGGTCGAACCAATCACAACACGAACCGACGACAGCGAACCCGGCAGGCGGACGTACTCGTGATTGAAATGGCCGTCGAACTCTTTGTACAAAGCACGAAGCTTCGGGGGCAAGTGGTCGACGGCCCATTTTTGAGCGGCGATCCGGGCCTCTTCCTGGTAGTCGGTGCGCGGCACGTCGTCGAGGACCGACTTAACGAAAGCCGAACGCGCGTAGTTAGTGAGTCGCATAGCCTCTACTCCTGCGGAATTGATTCGGTCGGATCGACGCGGCCGGCAAGCACTTCCCGCGCGAGCGCCATGTATTCACCGAACAGAGACTCGTCAAGATGCTTTTGACCGGGTTTCGGCGATACGACCTGCGCACCAAACCGCGCAAGAAGCGCTACTGCCTGTGCGCGGCCTACATGCGTACTGACCCCGATGATTGCCCTTTTACATGCCTCGAGCGTTGGCTCAGCGTCTTTCAGTTCGGCATATAGGGCCGCCGTTTTCTTGTGCCAGGGCTTGAGTGCGGCGGTTTTCTGCTCGGGCGAGAATGACTCGGGAATCGGTGCAGACGGTTCGCCAGACAGCTTTGATTCGGTCGTCACAGCATCGTCGGCAGTAGCAGTGGCTGCCGTGTCCGTCTTCGGCTTTTTTCCCTTCTCAGCCTCCCGCTCAGCAAGGTTTTTCTGTGCCGCGACTACTGCTTGAACGGCGGGCGACGCGTGCGCCGTCGCGCTTGCTTGAGCAGTTTGCAGCGCGCCGAGCGAAAGCAGGGCTGCGATCAGTTCGCGTACTGCGGCAGTGTTTTCCTGAATGGCAGATTCGAGGCTCATAAGTAGGAATCCTTATGAATAAAAAAAATGTTGAAATACCGAAGGTGATAATGTTTGCGCGGCGAAGCTATTTACCCTGCGGACGGCTCAAGCACGGAACCGGCGGTACTGGCCATAGCAGTGATTTGTGACATTCCTATCCCCAAATGAAATCAGAAAAAGCAGGGCGTCGTTCAGACCGCCCCTTCAAATAGCCGCACGGTAGAGACAGGGGACCGCACGGCTAAGCCGTAATTGATCTGTTATCCGAAAAAATGGCGAGCGCCATACGGGCCGCTCGCCGAAAAAGCGTCGCGCTATCTGAGGGCCACAATTGTGCGCGACGCTGAGAGAAGAGGGGTTACAGCCGCACCGCGCTCTTTAGCACATCTCGTGCAGCTTGAAGACGGTCAGGAGAGGTACAGGAACGACAGCAACGCATCAAACCAAGGCGTACCATCCAGCGTGTCGTCAGTGCTGAAGTCGGTTCCTTTCTTCAGCGCGCCTTTGCCGGTCGACTGAGCGTATTCGCCGAAGGCTCGGCCGTTGACGGTGCTGTAGAGCGCACTGACGAAGATGCGGCCGTGCTGAAACCCGAAGTGGATGTAATCGCTACCTTCTTCGAGGTACTTGCGCGGCTGGCACGGGAAGCCTTCGCGCTCGCATGCTGCGATCAGCTCGTCGCCGGTAATGTGGCGCGTAAATTTCTTGATCTCGGTTTGCACGTCGTTCTCCTGTAGCGGGCGCGGTTGGTCAGGCGTAATTCCGGACGATGACGGGGCGGCCTGTCTGTTGGCGAATAACTTCGTCGTGCAAGTCTTGCGCGACGGCGTTCGCCTTCTCTAGCGTGAGTCGCGCAACCCCGCGCCACGTGCCAACAAGCCCGAATGAAATGCGATAGGTTTCGTCGCCTTCGTTTTTGCTGATGATAATTTCCACCTTTGCGCGTGCCATCGTCGTTCTCCTGTAGCGGGCGTGGTTGGTCAGGCGGCGTCCAGCTTGCCGAGGATGTCGCGCGCCCCGATATAGGCTCCGTATGCCTTCTGTGCTTTCAGCTCCGGGCTCAAATTCGGAAGGTCGGCAAGTATCGGCTTGCCAGCTTCAGCCATCGCGCGCAATGCCGCCACCAATTCCGAGTAGGTAGGCAGGCCGGCATCGTTCAGGTGCGCGTCTGCGTTCGCGATTGCCGCCTTGGCTTTCTCGCTCATGTTTGGCTCCAGTAGTTACGCCTGCGCTATTTCGTCGGGAGTTGCTTCGCGCACCTTGAACGCTCGACCCATCCGGTTCCAGGGCGCAACAGCGCGCTCGGCGTCCTCACGCGATTCATATCGTTTGGCGTGGCAGAAGTACGGACTACCCGCCCCGACTTCGTACAAGCCGTTGAAGTAGAACGGGCGACCTGAAAAATTGATTTCGTGGGCGATGAACACGTCGTTCTCCTGTAGCGGGCGGGGCGGTTAGATCACGTTATCGGCAGGCACGACGTGCGCACCGCCGCTGACGGCGCTGGTGAAGAAATAGATCCGTTTCCAGATCATGTTGTGTACCAGGAATGCGTAGTTGTTGATCGAGTTGCCGAAATCGTCCATCCTCGTTCCCCTTCGCGTTGCGTTAGTCCGTATCTGATTAGGAATCCGAAAATATGACAGCGCTCAACGAACGACACTGACGTTCAATGCCATCCGGGTCAGCTACGAGTCTTGATTAATAGCCGAGCCAGTTACGCACTGCTACTTTGGTCGCAGGAACTGGAGTCCAATAGGGCCCATAGAATTCATTCGCAGTGTCAGGGAAGCTCTCGCCCGCGAACTGCTCTTCGCAGAGAAACTTGTCCGAGCCGAGCGGCACAGCTCGGCAACCGTGTTCAGCGATGAACTTGATCAGGATCGACATGCGAATCTCCATTTAGTAATGCGAAATGTATAAAGCAGATTTCAGCGGACTGGTATGCGCCGATCCGCTCAAAGCTGCTAGGCGTGGGTCGCTACTCCCGTTCTCGGGTGCCGCCTTACACACGGCCGGTTGCTTCGCTTATGCGGTCCCGGCGTGAAAACTACGATTGTTAAAGAGCTGGCCGCTGTTCGCGGTGTGCCGTTCCGTGACGGCTTGGAATGAATATTAGTAAATACTAAACCTTCCAGTCAAGCAAAAACTAAACTCGCGGGTGGGAAAATTTGTAACAGCGCAGCGGTGGCGATGGTGGGCAAGAAAAACCCCGCGCGAGGGCGGGGCTTGATGTTCGGGGGCGGTATGCAGCCCTAACGCCGGCTGTAAGTTTCGCGGATGCGTTTTGACTTCGATAGATAGATCAGCCATAGCCCCGACCACACGCAGGATGCGCCAATCGCTGCAACGGAGCGAGAAGTGAACTCTAATGTTTGAGCTAGTTGCGGGTATTCAGTGCGGGTAAGGAAACAAGTTAAGGCCAGTGCAATCGGTGGTAGCGCGCACGCAAATAGCTTTGCAAAGAGAACGCTGAACGGCCGTTGATGGAGCCAAAGGAGAAACCCGGCGGCTACACCCGCGGCAAGTACGCTTGATTGGATGCCCCATAGCACTGGTTTAAACGCCACCCACACCGGGTCGGTACGCAGCACTGGGTTTGCTTCTTCGAGTAGAGCATTTGACATTAGCAACCCGGTGGTTACAAGAAGGGGTTGAACCGTGATCAGTACGATGATGAGCAACATTAGCCCGCCCCCGATTCCGGTTTCGTATTCGTCTCCCATTTGTGTTGCCTCAATGCCCGCCAGCGAGCTTGGTACGGGGCGCAGCTTGTCAGGCGACATGCTTAGCGAGGAAGTAGGTTGCGGCAACCAGTGCCGTGCCGAAACTGCAGACGAACGTCACGAGCTTCCACGTCTGTGCGTTGATTTCTTGGTGAAGCGTCGCTTTCACATCCAACAAATCGGCCTTCGTCGCGACGGAATCGAGACGAGTTTCGATTCTCGCGAGCCGGTCGCGAGTCTCAAGGTTGGCTGCTTCGAGCGCTGAAATTCGGGTTTCCATACCGCTATCATCGCCTCCACCACCCCCGCCGTCAAATGCGGGAAGCGGGGGCTCTCTGTAGTTCTTTGCCCATTGTTCGAGTTGATGGATTTCAGCCGCCATTTGGGCCCGCCTCGATTCGAGCCGTAGCTTGGCTCATGATATTCGTCAAATTTGCAACAAGCGAAAGAAAAGCGGGGTCGGGCATGCTATTTGGCGAAGACATTGTTGCTCGCTGGATTGCTTGCTGAAGTTGCTCTTTGATTTCACGCGTCATCCTGTTGTATTCGATTATTTCGAATCGCAGGCGGTTAATTAACTCGCTGTTTTCCGGCGTTGTCATAGCATCTCCGTTAAGTAGAGCGATCAATTGCCGCCCGCGAGCCCGGAGCCTGAACGGTACATGACTTCGCCGGCTATCTGCAGCCCCCCAAGCTGGTCTGCGGTGACTACCCGATCGGGAAACTCAGGATTGTAGGAATGCAGCCGAAGCGCACCCTCGGGTTCCTTGAATATCTGTTTCACGAGGGGTTCGTCTTCAAAATACACGGCGTAGACCCGCCCGTCCCGCACGTGTGTGCGCGTCGTGCAAATCATCATCATGTCCCGATTGAAGAGGTAGGGCTCCATGCTGCGGCCGTGCACTTGCACCAGCTTGCAGTCCTGAGGCTTCACGCCCAAGGCTTTGAAGAAGCCAACGTCAAACGGTAATTGCTTTTTCTCTCGCACTTCCCACTGAATCAATCCAGTCCCCGCACTGAACTTGTAATCGTACTTGTCCAGCCAGACGCGATCGTCATCTGGCGGCAGATCTTCCGGGTGCTCCCACACCAGGACATTCCCCTTGTCTTCGGGGAGTTGAAGGGTACCCGGCAGCGATTCGAAAGGCGTGTCAAGGTAGCCTTCGCCCATTTCGTAGTCGCGCTCAAGTCTTCGCGCAGCGCGCTCCCCAAACGACCCACCGCCCAGGAGTTGCGAAAAATAGCTTTTTTCCTTGGATGGAATGGGGTGCGTCTCGGTCCATTCACGCAGACGCGCGCGGCGAATTTCTTGAATTTTCATACAGGAAGTTTAGATAATTCTAAATTAGTGTTCACTTGACCGAAGGTTTAGCTATAACTAAACTGCCGTGCATGGACCTGAAAAAATTCATCCGGACAAGCGAGCGAGGGACGGCTACGAAACTGGCTGGCGCCCTTGGTGTGTCTGTGTCCTACCTATCGCAGATGGCCGCCGGCCACTGCCCGATCTCCGAAAAGCGGTGTGTGCTCATCGAGTGCGTTACAAAGGGGGTTGTTTCGCGTCGCGATTTGCGTCCGGACGACTGGCACTTGATCTGGCCCGAACTTGTTGCTGATTTGGAGATTGCACGATGAGTGAAGTATCCAAGGCAGCAGCAGATAGGTCACGCAAGGCGTATTCCATGGTCTTGCAACGCTTGCAAGAGCCCGGCATTCAGGCCGCGCTCGCGGTTGCGCAGGGGGTGTCGGAATCGACAGTGAGCCGAACCAAAACCGACAAGCTCGAAGACGCGATCGCGATGATTACGCACTTGGGATTCAAGATTGTCCCGGAGAGCAAAGTGTGCGTGGACCGAGCGATGTATGAGGCGATGGCAACGATCGCGGGCCGCGCGATGTCCGACGACTCGACTGCGCGGCGGCTCGTGTGGGAAGAGGATTGATCGGTGGCCGCCTATTACAATGGAAATGAAGAATAAAACACTCGCTGCTGCGCTCACGCCGATCGTTTCTCGCGTCGTCACTTCACACTGTTGGGTCAAGCGCGACGGCGCGCCTTCCCATATTTGCCGCCCCCTTACTGAAGACAAACTCGCGCACCACGTCAACGGTGGGCCCGCCTACGGTGTGGCGCAGATTGCCCCCGGCGAGTCGACAACGCGTGTTGCATTGCTCGATCTTGACTCGCACAAAGGTGAGACGCCGTGGCCGGACATGCAGGCCGCCGCGCTTCGCATCATGGCGCAGCTTGAGGCAAAAGGTTTGCGCCCGATCCCGTTCCGCTCATCCGGTGGTGCGGGGCTGCACATTTATTTGTTGTGGGATGAACCGCAAGATGCCTATAGCGTTCGCGCTGCGCTGCGCGCAACTTTGGCCGCGTGCGGATTGCGCGACGGTACGAAGGGGCTCGCGGCGGGTCAAGTCGAGGTGTTCCCAAAGCAGAACAGCGTACCGTCCGACGGCTTTGGCAACATGTTTGTCCTGCCGCTTGCCGGTGCGTCAGTGCCGCTCGACCCGTTCGAACTCGACGACATGCCGAAGGGGTATGCCGCCGAAATGGACTGGCTGATTAGCGAGAGGGTGCCGCGCGCCGCACGTGAGGAAATCGTTTTGCCTAGCGCGGTCGACGTGCCAGTCGAACTCGGCATCTTGAAATCAGCGCTCGACATGATTCCTAACAGCGGCTCAGACGAGCTTGACTACGAGGCGTGGCGCGACGTTGTGTTCGGCATTCACCATGCGACGTGCGGCTCGGATGACGGCCTTGCGCTTGCGCACGAACTCTCGGCTCGGTCAAGCAAGTACAACCCGCGGTTTCTCGATGAGCGAGTTTGGCCGCACATCGGGAAGACGTCACCTGACGAGCGCGCGCCGATTACCGGCCGCACGGTGTTGCATCACGCACGTACGCACGGTTGGTTAGAGCCGATCGCAGACGATTTCGATGTGCTTGCGCGCGCCGAAGCTGCCGCCGTTGGAGCACCAGCACGTACCGAACCTAACGCGGTCGAGGCACGCGACACTCCGGAAGAGCCGCCAGTGCTGTTTTTTGAATCCGATCCACCAGCCAAGCCGCCGCGCGCCTCGAAAAAGGGCGGCGGGGACGGCAAACCATCGAAGGGGTATCGCGCTCGTACAGAGTTCGGTAACGCCGAGCGTATGCTCGATCGCTACGGCGCCGGCTTGATGTACGTCCCCGAACTCGAAGCGTGGTTCATATGGACGGGCGTCTACTGGCGTCGTGCCGTACAGGTTGAGCTTGAAAATCTGGCGAAAGAGACGATCCGCGCATTGCCCGATGAAGTCGACGGGTTGCAGAGCGACGAAGAGCGTATCGAGTTTTTCAAATTCTGCGCCGCTTGCCAGAAAGCCGCGATGGTGTCGAACATGATTCGGCTCGCGGCGTCCGATCCGCGCGTCGTCGTGCCCGTTGACGAACTCGACAAGCACGCACACCTGCTCGGCGTTGCCAATGGCGCTGTCGATCTGCACACGGGCGTGTTGTTGCCGCCGAACAAGGAACACCGGATCACGGTCGTTACACCAATTGAGTATGACCCCGCTGCTAGCGCGCCGCTGTTCGAACAGACGGTTAGCGAAGTGTTTTTCGATAACACCGAACAGATCGAGTTTTTCCAGCGCCTTGTTGGGTATGCATTGCTCGGGCAGCCAAAGGAGGACGTGCTCGTTATCCCCTTTGGGTCGGGTTCCAACGGCAAATCGACGGTGCTCGGCGCAATTCGCAGCGCTTTTGGGGGCTATGCCAAGTCAGCGAGCGCCGAAACGTTTCTCTCGTCCGGCGCGGGAGCGGGTAACGCCGGCGGGCAGGCACGCGAGGATCTGTTACGCCTGCGCGGCGCGCGGTTCGTCTACGTTGGCGAGCCGGACGAAGGAAGCGAGCTGCGCGAGGGGCTGGTGAAGAGTATGACCGGCGGCGACCCGATCCCGGCGCGCGGTATGTGGGCCAAGACGACAGTCGAGATTACTCCGACCTGGGTTGCTTTCATGCCGACCAACCATCGCCCGATCGTGAAGGGTGACGATCATGCGATCTGGCGGCGTCTGATGCTGGTGCCGTTCACACGGAACTTCGATACCGATCAGGACGTGAAGAAGGACACGAGCCGCGCTGAGCGGATCGCCGCTGAGTTGCCCGGCGTGCTCGCTTGGTGCGTGCGCGGCGCGCTGGCATACCGCCGACTTGGCCTGAAGCCGACGAAGAGCATCGCCGCAGCGCGTGACTCGTACAAGGCGGATATGGATTTGCTGGCTGACTGGATCGAAGAGTGCTGCAACGTTGGGGATTCATACGCCGCTTCGAATGAGGAATTGTGGGTGTCGTGGAGGCATTTCGCTGAGCGACGCGGAGAACTGCGATTTATTTCAAATTCGCGCGCGCTCGGACGTCGCTTGTCTGCGCGTGGTTTTTTGCAAATTCAGCACACGATGGGTGTTCGTGGGCGTGGATTCGCAGGAATTCGCGTCGTTGCCGAGCGGGGGTTTGAAGTTTGCGACTTAGCGTAAGCGAGCGCGCTAAAAATCGCGCGTTTGCTTCGAACATGGGGTTGGGTTGTACCGTTTTGTACCGTTATTTTGTTGTTTTTGGCTATCTTTTCTCGCCTATATAGACTGAGAAAAGATAACCAAAAACACGATGAAAACGGTACAAAACGGTACAACGAAGAACCTGTAAAAATTTACAGATTAGGAATGCAAAATTTTGCAAGTTTGAAGGAGGGTAGTCTATGACGCCTATCGAATTTGACTGGCGCGAAATTCTTTTCGACTTGCGCCGTCTCGGGCTGATGCCGACTCAGGTGTCGCGCGAACTGCGCGGGGCGATCAGCGAACGCCAACTGCGGGATTACGCCGAACAGGTGAGCGCACCGTCACACTGGCGCGGTGAGTTGATTCTCGATTTTTGGTGCCGGCGAACGGGCCGCGGGCGTGACGACGCGCCGCGCCGCGCAACGATGCTGCGGACCATGCCGAGCGCGCGGACGGTGCAGGTATGAGCAAGCTGACTGCAAAGCAACAGCGATTCATCGACGAATATCTCGTCGACTTGAACGCGTCGGCCGCTGCGCGGCGCGCCGGGTACAGCGTGAAGGCCGCGGGTCAGATCGGTGATGAGAACCTCAAGAAACCGCAAATCGCCGCCGCTATCGATGCGGCGATGAAAGCACGCGGCGAGCGCACGCGCATGACCGCGGATCAGGTGCTCAAACTGGCCGAGTCGATGCTGTTGGCCGACGTGAATCAGCTGATCTCGTACCAGCATCGCTGTTGTCGCCATTGCTGGGGTGTCGGGCACGCGTATCAGTGGAAGAACGAGCGCGAGCTTATGACCGCCGTCAATGGGCATTCGCGCGCTCTCGCGGCAGCGAAGAAGGCCAAGGTGCCGCCGGACGCGTGGCCCGCGCCGCCGGATGAGTCGGGCGGTTTCGGCTTCGATCCGCGCCGCGATCCGCACCCCACGTGCCCCGAGTGCTTCGGCGAGGGCGTCCAACACGAAGTGATCGCGGACACGCGTAAGCTGCCGCCCGCCGTGCGTGCGCTTTACACCGGCCTGAAACGGACAAAGGAAGGGTTCGAGATCAAGACTCAGTCGAAGGACCGCGTGCTCGAACTGATGTTCCGGCATCACGGTCTGCTGAACGACAAGCTCGAACTGACGAAGCCGCGCGTGCGCGTGAAGGATCTGACCGGCCGCAAGAAAGGGGATCAGCAATGAAGTTGAATGTGCTCGCGCGCGGCGTCCGGCCGCGATTGAAAGTGTCAGCCTTTGAGCGCAAGGGCGGCAAGTTGAAGCGCCGCCAGCGCTCGTCGTTTCGGCAACGTCAGCAGGAGCGCACGATCGAACGGCAGCTTCGCGAGATGCTCGAGATCGAGCAGAACGTGCGTGATAGCGAAAAGCGGTCATCGTTTATTGGAGATGTTCCTGCGACGTTTATGGGGCTCGCCAATCGCTTCTTCCACAATGCGCCATGAGCGAAATCGAATTCCACTACAAGCCGCAGGGCGAGACGCTCGAACGCTACATCCTCTCGCGCGCGCCGCGCTCGTTCATCATGGGTCCGCTCGGCAGCGGTAAGACGAACGCCAGCTGCTGGAAGGCATTCCGCATCATGTGCGAGCAGGAACCCGATGCCGATGGTGTGCGGCGCTCGCGCGGCGCGGCCGTGCGCAACACGTACCCGGACCTGCTGTCGACGACCGCGAAGGATTGGCTCGATATGTTCGGCGATCTCGGTCGATGGGTGGGCGGCGGCCTGGAACCACCGACGCACCACCTGTCGTTCGAGCTTGAGGACGGCACAAGCGTCGAAGCCGAAATGGTGTTCATCGCGCTTGATCGTCCTGAGCACGAGCGCAAGCTGCGCGGCATGCAGCTCACGTTCGCGTGGCTCAATGAAGTGAAGGAACTCGCGAAGCCAATTCTCGACATGCTCGACCTGCGCGTCGGCCGCTACCCGAAGGACGTGCACCCGACTTGGTACGGCGTGTTCGGTGACACCAACGCGCCTGATTCGGACCATTGGTACTACGTGCTCGCAGAGGAAACGGAGCCTGAGGGTTACGCGTTCTTCCGGCAACCGGGCGGCGTCATCCGCGACGGTGATCGGTGGGTCGTTAATCCGCTCGCCGAAAATATCGACAACCTGCCGCCCGGATACTACGAGCGCGGCATGCAGGGCAAGAAGTTCGACTGGATCAAGGTGAACCTCGGCAACGAATACGGATTCGTCGTCGACGGCAAGCCTGTGCATCCGGACTACGCGGACTCGCTGCATTGCAAGCTCTTCGAGCTTGTGAAGTCGCAACCACTCTGGATCGGCATGGATTTCGGCCTGACGCCGGCGGCCGTGATCGGGCAGCGCAAACCGATGGGCGGCTGGCGCATCCGGTCGGAAGTTGTCGCGACGAGCATGGGTGCGCGGAAGTTCGGGATTGAGCTGAAGCGCCATCTTGCCGAGATCTACCCAGGTTTCGAGATTGGCGGCATCTACGGCGACCCGGCTGGCGACCAGCGCTCGCAGGCGGATGACGAGGACACACCGTTTCGCATCCTTCGTGCCGCCGGCTTCGAGGCGCGACCCGCGCCGACGAACGACACGGCGTTGCGCTACGGCGCCGTCGACGAGGCGCTGACGCGGATCATCGACGGCGAGCCGGGCCTGCTCGTACATCCCGATTGCCGCACGCTGCGTAAAGCGCTGTCCGGCGGCTATTGCTTCCGCCGCATGGCCGTGAGCGGCGAGCGGTACGCGGACAAGGCGGACAAGAACATGTACTCGCACGTGGCCGAGGCCGCGCAATACCTGCTCGTCGGTGCAGGCGAGCACAAGCACTTGGTGCGTGTGAAGCGCGCGGGCGGCCCGCGCCCCACGCGCGCCATCACCGACTGAAAGACGGGGGATTCCCCGCCTCGATCCGCATAGCCTCTCCAGGAACTCCCCGGAGAGGCTATGAATTTTCTTGGCTTGACCCCTGATATTCCGGCGCCGCCGCCCGTTCCCGACACGACTCAGCCAACGACCGATACGTCAGCGGCTGCCGATGATGCAACCGCGCGTCTGCGTAAGCGTCGTGGCACGGCCGCAACTATTCTTGCGGGGGATTCCGCGACCGTCGGTGCGTCGTCCGTAAGCGCACCGGTCGCCACTTCCGCCGCCGGAAAAGCAATCTTGGGCCAGTGACGTGACGAACGACGACGTGAAGGTCATCGACGCGCTGCGCGCGGATCACGAGCGCTTAAGGCAAAAGCGGCAGTCGTATGAGGCTGTCTGGAACGACGTCATCGATTACTTGATGCCGCGGCTGGATAAGTTCGGACAGCAGCCACGCAACGCAAATGACCGCGGCCGCGAACGCTCGCAGAAGATTTTCGACTCGACCGCGCCGCTGGCGCTGCGTAATTTCGTTGCCGCAATCGACTCGATGATCACGCCGGCGACACAGTTTTGGCATCGTCTTGCGACCAGTTCGGAAGCGCTCACCCAACAGCCGAACGTCAAAGGCTACCTGCAATCGGTTGTCAATACGCTGTTTGCTGCGCGCTATCGCTGGCAGGGTGGGTTTGTGACGCAGATCGGTGCAACATACCAGAGCATTGGATTATTCGGACCCGGCGCGCTGATGATCGAGCACGACGTCGGGCACGGCATCGTCTATCGGAATCTCCCGCTCAGCCAGCTTTGGTTCGCAGAGAATAATGCAGGTCTCATCGACAAGACGCACGTTGCGTGGCGTCTCACTGCTCGACAGGCAGCCCAACGTTTCGGGCGCGCGAACCTATCGCCGTCAATGCAACTCGTGCTGGAGCGCGATCCCGAGAAGGAATTCGATTTTCTACATGTCGTCGAGCCGCGCGCCGACCGCGATCCCCGCAAGCTCGACGGCCGCAACATGAAGTTTGCATCCTATTGGCTTGACGAAGGCCGCGAGCGAGTCGTACAGCAGAGTGGTTTTCGCACGTTCCCAATTGCCGTTGGGCGTTTCTATGTCGGCACCGCCGATGTGTACGGCGGGAGCCCGGCTTATGACGCAATCCCCGACATCCGTATGGCGAATGAGCAGGCGCGCACGAATATTCGCGGCGCGCAAAAGATGGTCGATCCGCCAATTTTGTTGCCAGAAGATGGCGCACTCGAAGGGTTTGACTTGCGCTCAGGCTCATTGAATTGGGGCGGCCTAGATGAGCGTGGCAACGAACTTGCAAAACCGTTGAATCTCGGCAAACAGGCACAGATCGGCATCGAGTTCGCGAATCAAACTCGCGAGACGGTGAACCAGTGGTTCTATGTCACGTTGTTTCAGATTCTCGTTGACAGCGGCGACATGACCGCGACGGAAGTGCTGCAGCGCGCGCAGGAGAAAGGTGTGCTGCTCGCGCCGACGCTCGGCCGCACCCAGGCCGAACTGCTCGGGCCCATGATCGAGCGCGAAATCGACATCCTGTCGGAAGCCGGTCAATTCCCGCCGATGCCGCCTGAGTTGCATGACGCTGGCGCAGATGTCGACATCGAATACGACAGCCCGCTCAATAAGGCGATGCGTGCAAGCGAGGGCGCGGCGATTCTGCAGTGGCTTCAGCAACTCAGCGTCGTTCAGGCATTCGACCAAAGCGCGGCGAAACTCGTCAACGGTCAGCGGATTGGCAAACTGCTTGCGGACTACGGCGGCGTGCCGGTCGAGGCGATGAATACTGACGATGAATTGCAGGTGGCTGCTGAGCAGGAAGCGCAAGCACAGCAAATGCAAACGCTGCTCGCGGCCGCGCCGGTCGCGGCTGGCGCAGCGAAAGACCTTGCAGACGCACAGGTGTCGGCGCAGACGGCGAGGGTGTGATGCGAACAACCACGAACCGATTTCTCCGTTTCTGGAACCGCCGCGAGCAATACCGGCGGTGCTTCTGTGACGAGCGCGGGAAGCTTACGCCGGCCGGCGAGGCCGTGCTCGCCGATCTCGCGCAGTTCTGCCGCGCCAACCAGTCGACCGTGATCACGTCTCCGGTGCAACGAACGATTGACCCGCTCGCGACGATGGTCGCCGAAGGTCGGCGCGAAGTGTTTGTGCGACTGATCCAGATCCTCGGCATGGACGACGAACATCTCAATTCCCTCAAGGATGAGGTCGCCGAATGAATCTCGTGTCGATGAAGCTCACGCCCGCCGAGGCGAAGACCGAAGCCGGCGAAGGCACCGCGCTCGCCGCGCTCGCCGCGCCGGAAGACCAGCCCGCATACCCGTGCGGGCTGACGATCTATCTCGACGATGAAGCGCTCGCCAAGCTCGGCATGACCGCGCTGCCAGACGTCGGCACGCCGCTGACGCTGGTGGCACGCGTCGAGGTGTGCAGCAAGAGCCAGTACCAGAATCAGGATGGCACTGACACTAGCCTGTCGATGCAAATCACGGACATGGCACTCGCACCTGAAACGCAATCTCCCGAGCAGCGCGCAGCTAAGTTCTACAGCAATACGACTACCTGACAGGAGGCTCCATGTTTCTTCGCATGATTCGAAAATTCCGATTTCTCGAGGCTGACCCAGGCGCCGGTGGTGCACCAAACGGCGGCGCGTCAGCCGCGGGCGGCACGCCAACGTCGGATACAACGCAGGCCAACGGGGGTACGCCGCCTGCGAATACGGGGGATTCCCCGTCGTCGTGGCTGCAATCTATCGCCGATGCTGACCTGCGGCAATTCGTCGAGGCCAAGGGCTTCAAGGACGTGGGTGACGCGGTGAAGGCGATGCGCGACTTCGAGGCGAGACATGCGATACCAGCGAAGGTCGAGGACTACCAGCTCGGGGACGACGATTTCGCAAAGACGGCAGCGACGTGGTTTCACGAAACGGGCGTGCCGGCAGAAACCGCGAAGGCACTTGCCGCAAAGTGGAACGGTTACGTTGAGGAACAGAACAACGCAGCCGAAGCTGCGCGAATCGCGAGGGGCGAAGTCGAACTCACGGCACTGAAAGGCGAGTGGGGCGACAGCTACGACAAGAACGTCGAACTCGGTCGTCAGGCGATGCGCAAGTTCGGTGTGCCAGTCGAGATGATCGACAAGCTCGCCGGTCAGATGGGCGACGCACAGGCGATCAAGGTGTTTTCGTCGATTGGCGCGTCGCTGAGTGAGGGAACTTTGAATCCGGGTGGCGATGGTGGTAGCAGCGGCGCGGCGCTCACCCCTGAACAACGCGCTGCGAAGTTCTACGCCAACACAAAAACGTAAGGAGCATTCATGGTTACTCTTGCTACGAACAACCCGACTATCGCCGACATCGCGAAGGGTCTCGACCCCGACGGCGCGCCGGCGCAGACGATCGAGATCCTCGATCAGACGAACGAGATGCTTGCCGACGCGACGTTCATCGAAGGCAACCTGCCGACGGGCAACCGCACGACGATCCGTTCGGGCCTGCCGACGCCGACGTGGCGCAAGCTGTACGGCGGCGTTCAGCCGACGAAGGCGACCAAAGTGCAGGTTACCGACAACTGCGGCATGCTCGAAGACTACGCTGAGGTCGACAAGGCTCTCGCGGATCTGAACGGAAACACGATGGCGTTCCGCCTGTCCGAAGATCACGCGCACATCGAGGGCATCAACCAGGAAGCGGCGCAGACCCTGATCTACGGCAACGAAGGGTCGGCGCCGGCTGAATTCACCGGTCTCGCGCCGCGCTACAACTCGCTGTCCGCGCAGAACGCTGAAAACATCATTGACGGCGGTGGAACGGGTTCCGATAACACGTCGATTTGGCTAGTCGTGTGGGGACCGAATACGGCGCACATGATCTACCCGAAGGGCTCGAAGGCCGGTGGCATCAACGTCGACGACAAGGGGCAAGTGACGGTCGAGAATGTCGACAACGCTGGCGGCCGCATGGAAGCGTACCGCACGCACTACAAGTGGGATATCGGTTTTACGCTGCGCGACTGGCGCTACGTGGCGCGCGTTTGCAACATCGATGTGTCCGATCTCGCGACGTCGGCCAATGCGCAAGCGCTCATCCGCTACATGATCATGGCGTCGGAACGCATCCCGCAGTTCGGCATGGGCCGCGCGGCGTGGTACGTCAATCGCAACATCCGCGAGAAGCTGCGGCTCGGCATCATCGACAAGATCGCGAACAACCTGACCTGGGAAACGGTCGCGGGCCAGCGCGTGATGATGTTCGACGGCATCCCGGTGCGCCGTACCGACGCGATTCTCAACTCGGAATCGCGCGTCGTCTAACGCGGCCGGACGGTGCTATAGCGCCGTCCGATTCTACCGAACACCATTCGAAAGGGCATCTCAATGTACATCGACTCGCTTCTTGAATTCTCGCGTGCGCAGGCGCTGTCGGCGACGGGCGCATCGCAGAACGTCATCGATCTCGGCAGCGACCGCGACATCGGTCCCGGCCGTCCGTTGTGGATCGTCGTCGCGTTCAAGGCGGATGCGGTCGCCGGCGGCACGTATCAGATCGATCTGCAGACTGACGATAACGTCGGCTTCGCATCGCCGACGGTCATCGCTTCGGTTTCCCCGTCGGCGCCGAAGGCCGGCCAGCGCGTTGTGATCGGCATGCCGTTCAATAACGAACGCTATCTGCGTCTGAACTACACGCTCGGCGGTACGGGGCCGTCCATGACGGTCGACGCGTTCCTGACCGATCAAGATCCGGCGTCGTGGCAGGCGTACCCGGACGGCATCGCGTAATTCACGCGGGCCGATCGAAGGGGAAATAGGGTGGCGACTGCCGTCTGTTCAACTACATCACGAGGTACAGCATGCCGAAGGTCAAGGCGATCAAGATGGGTTTCTACCGCGGCGCGCGCAAGCGTCCGGGCGAAGTGTTCGACGTCGAAAAGGGTGAAAAGGCGTCGTGGTTCGTTCCGACCGACGAGGTGCTGACGGGCCCAAAAGTCCGTGGTCGCGCCGACGGCACGTCGAGCATGGTTCAGAAGACTGGTTCCGACTTGTCCGACGCGCCGGACGGCGCCGATTTGCAATAACGGACTGACGTATGGCATCGGAGGTGCAAATTGCCAATCGCGCGTTGACTAAGCTCGGGTCGTCGCGCATTACGTCACTCGGTGAAGACTCGAAGGCGGCGGCAACATTGAATTCGATGTTTGCAACCGTGCGTGACGCGGAGTTGACTGAACACCGCTGGCATTTCGCGAAGGCACGTGCGTTACTGCCGAAACTTGCCGAATCCCCTGCTTTTGGATTTGCGAATCAGTACCGGTTGCCCCAGGATCATCTCTCGTTAATTCAGATTGGTTCGTTCACGATCTACCGACGAACGGATACACGGGGGCTATACAGCCTCGAAGGCGGCAACATTCTGACGGATCTCGACGCACCGCTACCAATCCGGTATGTGCGTCGCGTTACTGATCCAAACGCATTTGCACCGTTGTTCATTGAGGCGTTCGCGTGCCGACTCGCTGCAGAGTCATGCGAAGAGCTCACGCAGAGCGCAACCAAGCAACAGGCTGCATGGGCGGCATACAGCCGCGCGATCGCGGCGGCCGTGCGAATCAACGCTATAGAGCGTCCGCCACAGTCAATTGCTGATGACACCTGGATCGAATCGCGTCACGGAACGACGGTGTGCGATCGAGTGGATCGATATTAAGTCGGCGATAGGGGGGTATGTGCCCAAGGCTTCTCCACAGCAGGTATCGTTCGACGCCGGCGAACTCTCACCGTTGATGGGCGCGCGCGTCGATCTTGCAAAATACGCGAATGGCTGCCTAACACTCGAAAATTTCATTGCAACAGTGCAAGGCCCGCTGATTCGCCGTGGCGGCAAGCGATTTGCCGCACCTATTAAGGATTCGAATCGTTGGGCGTGGCTGTTGCCGTTCATCGTATCGGACGGGATCGCCTACATGCTCGAGTTTGGCGATCGCTATATTCGATTCTTCGTCAACCGCGGACAGCTCGTTAATGGCGGCGTGCCAGTTGAAATAGCGACGCCATACGCACTCGACGATCTCACAACTCCGGACGGCACGTTTGCGATCCGCGCGACGCAAAGCGCAGACACGATGTATTTGTTTCACGGTTCCTATCCGACACAAAAATTGCTGCGCACTTCTGCGACGACTTTCGAGTTGCGTGCCGTGACATTCGTAGGCGGTCCATTTACAACTGTGAACAGCGATGCAGGTATCAAGGTCCGGGCGAGTGGGCAGAGCGGCGCTGTCACGCTCACCGCGACGAGCGATTTGTTCCGGCCATCGGATATCGGGACGCTGTTCTATCTGGAGCAGGAAGATAACTCGTTTGTGAAACCGTGGGCCGTACACCAACGTATCGTTGTCGGGGACGTGCGGCGTGTCGAGACGCGGACGTATCGATGTACGAAGATCGGGCCTAATGTTCCGGAATTTTTCCAAGTAACGGGAGCCGAGACTCCGACGCACACTTTCGGAGAGCGCGCAGACGGCGACTTCACTGACCAGCAAGGAGATAACTACGGTGCTGTCGGAGCAATGTGGCTGTATCTGCATTCTGGATACGGCACTGTGCAAATCACAGGTTATACAGATGCGAGAACAGTGACGGGGGTCGTTACAACGAACGATCCGACCGATCCGTGTATGTTGCCGGACACCGTTGTTTCGTTGGGCACGTACAAATGGGCGCGCGCGCTATTCAACGCAACGGACGGTTTCCCTCAAATGGGTACGTTCTGGCGCAATAGATTGTGCTTGATGCGAGATCGTTGGCTCGCCATGTCCGTATCGGCCGATTTCGAGAATTTTAAAACGAAGGATGCCGACCAGCAGACCGACGACTCGGCTATCGTCGAGCAACTCAATGCGCGGCAACTGAATAAGCTGGCTTGGATGGTCGAGTCAGACAGTTTGTTGATCGGCATGACGGGAGACGAATGGGTCGTTGGGCCGGCGAACGCATCGCAGCCGATTAGTGCAACAAACCTGAACGCATCGCGCCGTACTTCTTACGGATCGAAGAGATTGCAACCGGTGCAAGTCGGTGGGACGCTTCTTTTCGTGCAGAAGAGCGGGCGCAAGTTGCGCGATTTCAAATACGATTTTTCATCAGACAACTATGCATCTACTGACGTTACGAAGCTCGCGGATCACGTAACGCGCGGCAGAAACGAAGCGAATAACGGAATCATGTCGATTTGCTATCAGCAAGAGCCGCACTCCGTCATTTGGGCTGCGCGCGCTGATGGTCAGCTAATCGCCGTGACGTATGACGAAGAGACGGGACGCAGCGACGTGTATGGCTGGCACCGCCATCCCGACGCAAACGGGTTTGTTGAATGCGTTGCGTCGATGCCTGCTCCGGATGGTGCTGCCGATGACCTTTGGATGATTGTACGTCGACAGATTAACGGGCAGACCGTGCGCTACGTCGAATGGCTCAGCCCATCATTGCAGGACGACGATCCACAATCCGCAGCGTTCTATGTTGACTCAGGAATCACTTACCGTGGTGCACCGACGACGGTGATTTCGGGCTTATCACATCTTGAAGGCCAAACTGTTGCGGTGCTGACCGATGGCGCCGCACACCAAACGCGGACGGTTTCAAGCGGTTCAATCACGCTCGATTGGCCTTCCTCCATCGTTCATATCGGAATCCCGCAGAGATGCCGTGTTCAAACCATGCAACTTAACGCGGGCTCTGCTGACGGGACGGCGCAGGGAAAGACGAAGCGAGTCACGAACGTTGTCACGCGGCTTTCGCGAAGCTTGGGGGGCAAGGTGGGCCCGACGTTCGAGGACGCTGATCTCGAGCCCCTGAATTTTAGAAAACCATCAAATTCGATGGACCGGGCCGTGCCGCTCTTTACGGGCGACGTCAAGGCAAATTGGCGCGGCAGCTATGAAGGGCAGTCGTGGATCTGTTACCAGAACGACCAACCATTGCCGGTAACGCTGCTTGGATTTTTCCCGATCGTGGAGACACAGGATGATCGCTGAGCGCCTGGTCCCTGAACACATCCTATCGATTGGATTGCAGCCGGCGCAGGCGCATGTTGCGGGGGTGCTCACGCACGCCTATGCAGAGCACCTGTGCTCGTTACCCGGTGTTGGGTGGGCACTCGTCGAAAACGGTGTGACGTTGGGTTGCGGGGGCATCGTCGAGATATGGGAAAACCGTGCGCAAGCGTGGACCCTGATCTCGCCTGAGTTGCTGCTGCGCTTCCGGCTAGCGCATCGCATGGTGCGCGACGTGCTAAACGATGCCCCCTGGCGACGTATCGAAATGGACGTCGACGCGGAGCATTGCGCTGGTATTTCTTGGGCGCGCCGGCTCGGATTTATCGAGGAAGGTGTGCGAAGAAAATACACGGTAGACGGCCGTGACGTGATTCTTTTTGCAAGGGTGAAATAAATGGACCCGATGACCTTAGCGATCGGCGGCGCGGCGCTCTCGGGTGTTGGAGCGTTGTCCTCCGGTATAGGCCAAGGAAACCAGTACAGCCAACAGGCCAGTGCGTTGGACCGTAACGCGGCGCTGTCCGATCAGCAGGCGCAGCAGACCTATGCACAGAACGTGAACCGTGAGACGGTGCAACGCCGCCAAGCGGGGCAGCAACTTGGTGCGCAACGCGCGGCGATCGCTGAATCTGGCTTCAATCCAAGTGAGGGATCGGCGCTGGATACGCAGGTTCAGAGCGCACGCAACGCTGAACTCGATGCATTGCAGCTACGTTACCAAGGGATTTTGCAAGGGCAATCGCTCGAAGATCAGGCGCAGCAACAACGCTATCAAGCACGTACCGCGCGCGCGAGTTCACGAAATGGGCTATTTGCCGGCGGATTGTCGGCCGCAGCATCGGTGCTCGGTGGACTGTCGTCATACGCAAAGCTGGGCGGTGTGGGCGGTATTGGCTCAAGCCTCAAAACGTTCGGCAAGACAGCAGCCGGTAACCCGATCTTATTCTCGATGCCTTCTTGACTATGGCGATCAAGATTCCCACCTACGAATCACAGGTAATGCCGCAGTTGCAAACGTCCGGTGCACAGACGCCGCTTGTGGGTGTCCAAGACGGGGCGGGGGTTGCGCTTCAGCAGGTTGGCGCCGCGGTGGCGCAGACAGCCGGGGTTCTTGAAGCTCAGCGTCAGCAGGACGAGCAGGCGACGGTCGCGCGGCAGATCGGTAACGATAAAGTCACGTGGCTGCAGAACCTGCAGCAGATGAAAGACAACGCGGCGCCTGGGGCACCAGATTTTACCCCGAGCGTGCTGAAAGGGTTTGACGATTACGCACAGCAGCAACTCGGACAGATGCCCGAAGGACGTGCAAAGAAGTTCTATGCATTGCAGCTTGACGAGTTGCGAACTTCGCTCGCATCGAACGCGATCAACTGGCAAGCGCAGCAGCACCGCGCCTATAACATTGACCAGTATGCACAGGGCAACGACGCCGCCGCGCGTGTGGTGGCGATGGATCCGAGCCAATACGGCACGACACGCGCGTCACAGATCGCACTCATCAATTCTTCCACGCTCGACGCGCAGACGAAATCGAAGCTTGTCGAGCAATTCAAGGAAGCAGCAGCGGCAGCGGCCGGTGCGCGTATGGTTGCCGACGATCCCGCCGCGGCACTCGCGGCACTGACGGGAAAACCAGATCAAGCGCCGCCGCAAGGTTACGAGTGGGTCGGTGACCTACCTGCGCAAAAGATGGTCGTGTTGCAGAACCACGCTCGTTCTCTGATCGCGCAACAGCAGAACGAGGCCGAACGCGAGGCGTTACAGCGTGAAAATAATGCCGCAGATCTGTACAACAAAGCGCTTGACCTAGTGCATCAGGGGTTGCAATTAAGCCCCGAATTTCAGAACCAGTTGTTGTCAGCAACGACCGGCACGTCGATTGGTACCCCCGCGCAAAAACTGCTTTCCATTGCGAGTCAGAATGCTGGGTTTGCAAGTAGTTCGCTCGCGCAGCAGGCGGCGGCACTGCAGCGATACCACGCCGAAATGGTGACAAACGGAACCGATCCGGACACTGCCGCCGTTGTGAAGCAACTTGACCAAATCCACACCGCGAGTATCGAGGCGTACAAAGTCGATCCTTGGAACGCCGCACTTGCACGCGGCGCTATCAAGGCCGTGCCGCCAGTCGACACGACGAGCATTCCAGGACTGGTGTCGTCGCTTACGGCACGTGCACAGGCTGTCGGCCGCGTCGAGGAAGCGGCCGGCCGGCGTGTGTCGTTGCTGACACCGGACGAGTCGCGGGCGGCGTTGCAGGCGATTGACGCACTGTCGAACAACACGAAGGCACAGGCGCTGTCGGCGCTCGGCCGTGCGATGGGTAATGCAGGCCGTATCAATGATCTCGCGGAGCAGTGGAAGGAAAAGAACCCAGCGGTTGCGCTCGCAATGAAGGCAGGTGCCGCAGACCCATCCGGGGGGCCGCTCATGACTAAAAGCGGCATGCCCGTCGCCCAATATGTCATCGATGGCGCGGACGCACTTGCGAATAAAACGGTGAAGGTTGACGCCGCGGCCGCCAGCGGCTTGCAAGCCACTATCGCAAAGCAGATTGGCGACGCATTGCCTCCACAGCAATTAAGCGACGCACGGGAAACGGCCTATTTCGCTGCAGTGGCAGCAGCCCGAAATAATGGTCGCGACATGCCGAATTCGACGGATATAGAGAGCGGTATCAACGTTGCGACAGGTGGTCTCTTGAAGACGGGAGGCACCGATATTCGCGGCGATCGTTGGGTGGCGGCGAAGCCTTGGGGGTGGAGCGATGACGACTTCGAAGCCGGTGTGAAAACAGCATCGGTCTCGAGCATCGAGAACCGGACGGACGGTCGGCCCGTCGATGCCGTCGTCGCGAACGGGACGAAGATCCCCGTTGATCAGTTTATGAAGCAGTTTTCGAGTTACCGGCTGCAGCGCGTCGGTATCGGCGGAACGTACACCGTCATGACCGGAGCGCGTCCAGTGACCGACACGAGCGGCACGCCGATCTTAATTCATCTTACGCGCCCCGTTCCGAAAGCGAGCAATTGATATGCCGATCGATCCACTTTACGAAGACTCCACGCTGGCGTATTTGAAGGGGCAGGGAAGTGTTTCGTTACCGCTTGATCCAGTGCGCTCGCCGTCTACAGGTATCGGTTCGATTGCGCGTGCGATCGGCCGCGGCCTTGGACAGGGCGGTGCGGCGCTGTTCGGTGCGGCGGCCGATACCGGCGCGGCGGTAGGGCAGCTTACTAACGTGCCCGGTTCGCTCACGTTTGATCCGATTGCGCTCGCGGCGTCCGACCAGCAAGAAAATATCGCGCGCGCGAAATCTGGCCATCTCTTCGAATCGCCGCTCGGCGCGCGCGGCTACGATCTCGCGTCGACGCTGAAGCCGGACCCGACGAAGACAACGGCAATCGACCAGATCGTGCAAGGCGTCGTGTCGGGCCTCACGCAGATCGTGCCGGCCGCGGTGTTCGGCGGTCCGCTCGCCGGCGCAGCTGTCGGCGGCACGTCGATCGGCATGTCGCGCGCCGAAGACCTGAAGCGGCAGGGCGTCGATGTCGGCACGCGTACCGCGGTCGGCGCGGTAGAGGGCGCGCTCGCAGGCGCCGGCGCCGTGCTCCCGGCCGGTGGCTCGACGCTCGCGCGCACGGCGGGGCTCGTCGCCGTAGGTGGGCCGGGCATGGCCGTCGGGCAGGCTGCGGCCGAGAAAGCCATTTTGCGCAACGCCGGTTGGGGACACCTATCGGATCAATCTGATCCGCTTGATCCGACGAACCTTGCTGCCGCTACGATGGTTGCCGGTTTTCTCGGTGGCGTGCACGCAGTAGGAGTCGCACGAGCGAATCGCGCGGTAGGCGCTACCCCTTCCGCCGCAACGCCTGCGCAGGACGTGCCGCTCACGAGCATGGATGTTGCCGCACGTAAGGCGCTCCCCTACAACGCACCGGCGCTCGATGCCTACGCGGTACAGGTCGCGCAGCGCGAAGGGGTGCCGCCGGCGTTGATGCTTGCGTTGAAGAATGCCGGTGAGAAGTCGAATTCGAATCAGGTGTCCCCGAAGGGCGCTCGTGGAGTGTCGCAGATGATGCCCGGCAATCTGCGGAAATACGGTGTCGCTGATCCGACCGACCCGGTGCAGGCTCTTGACGGCATGGCCCGTTATCTCGCTGAGACCATGAAGTATTACAAAGGGGATATTCAGGCTGTAATCGCGGACTACAACGGCGGTCCACGCGCGGCCGCTGCCTTGAAAGGCGATGGCACGATGCCGCGTGAGTCTGCTGCGTATCTGGATCGCGTGAATGCGTATATGGCCGATCGCGCGATTGATGATTTCACGTTCAAACCGACGCCGCAAGAGGTGGATGCAGCACTCATCGCACGCGGGCAGCGGATCGTCGATGATGCATACGTGTTCGGTCGGCCAGACGATATTAACGGAATGGCCGCGCACCAGGACATGTTCGAACTTGCTGCGCGCCAGATGGACAACGGGCAATTTCCCGACGTCGCGCATTTTGTTACGCCGGACGATGCCGCACGCGCAACGGCGCTTGATTCTCTAATCGCTGACACCGAGGCACAACGGTCGCAAATTGTGCAACAAGCGGCTGATTTGGCCGAGCCAAGTACGGTCACACAAATGCGTGCCGAGCTAGACCAACTCGTCGCCGCGCGTCCGGACGATTCGCCGGGCGGCGTCAAAGACTTGACGCGGCAATTGCAGGGCCAAGGCATGCGTTATAAGAGCGCCGCTGCGGAAGCGCAAAAGCGTATCGACGCGCTCGTCGCCGATCACGATCTCCAGGTTCGGCGATTGCGTGCGGCGATTGAGCGAAACACGCGTGCGCAGCAGGCGCATCAGCAGCTTGGGGCGCTCGACTCGCAGCTTGCCGATCTGCGCGCGTCGCGCGCAACGATCGACGTGCCGGCGACGCGCCGCACGCCGCTGTCGCAATTCATTGAGGGCGTGGTGCGTGCACAGGCTGCAAGACCGGACGTTAGCCCGCTTGCAAGTGCCGATCCACACCCTGCAGGGGAACCACGCACGGGAATTTTCGGCCCGATTCACGATAATTTTCGAGGGGATGCAAAGGGCGCGATCGAACGGTTGATGGCGGACCAGACTGGCGAGGCGACGGCGGCGCTTCATCACCCCGATGTGGGCGATATCGACCTTGTGTACGGCAAAGCTCCACAGGGACGCAGCGAAGGGTTCGGACTGGCGAAGATCGCTGCAAAGCATCCGGAGGTCATGGGTGACTTGCAGGGGTTTTTGTCGCGCTTGCACAAGGACGAGGCAAAATCGGGGCCGAATCGTGTGCGACTGGTCGACGACACGGGGCACGCCGTTGTGAGTCTCGACTGGAAGGGGAATCCTAAGACGTGGCTGCTGACAGCATACGAAGGCAGAAATGCCGGAAGAGACGCTACGATGGACACCGCCTCTTTAAAACCCTCGGATGACACAGCTAGCCTCGGGACCGGCAAAAATATTGTAGGCCCAGGCGGCACGAAAGGCAACGGGGGCCCGGTAGCGGCAGCTATTGACGCAAATCTACGCGAAGCCGCGCTCAACGACACGCACAGCCAGATCACCATAGACACGCCGGCCGGCGAGCGCACCGGCACGATTGCAGAACTTTTGCAGCAGATCGACGAAGAGCATGCGATGAACTGGCAGGACGCGCAACTGTTCGACGTGGCGGCGAATTGTTTTATCAGCCTGGGGGGTTAAATGCACCAGAAATGTGTCAGCGCTGTCGAACAATCGGCTGGGCGAAAGCTTACGCAGGCCGAGATCGACGGGATCGAAAACCGTGTGCGCGCCGGGATGCGCGCCGTTTCGCGCGGCGATATCGATGCCTGGCGATCAATGTCGGACGCGGAGCGCATCAAGGCAGGTGCAGAGTGGGCACGCCAACAACTCGAGCGTGAAGCTGATCTCATGCGGTTGCGTCAGCAGTTGCAAATTGCAAAGCAAATCCAAACGACTGACCGGATTCAAGAGGCGTTGTTCTCCGATCCCGAAAAGGCTCACTCTAAACGGGCGCGTGAGAAGATTGTGAAAGCCGACATCGAACAAGCATACGAACTCGCCGGCGCGATCAAGGCCGATTACATGCGCGGCACGATGGGCGCGATTGAGGCGATGAAACACGGCCAAAATTTTGTCGCACGCGCGTTTGATGTGGACAACCCGGCTATGGAGCGCGATATTATCCGCGAGATTTATCGGGGCGCAGATGGCTCGACCGGAAATGAAGTAGCAAAGGCAGCCGCTGAGCAGATCAGTGCGACGTCGAACGCTATGCGTGAGCGTTTTAACCGGGCTGGCGGCGACGTCGGGCAACTCGATTACGGCTATGTGCCGATTCGGCACAGCCAGGATAAGGTGCTCGGCAATGGGTCCGACGCCGCGCGCCACGCGTGGGCGGATTTTGTTTTGCCGCGCCTCGACCGGACACAATATCTCGACGACGCCGGCAACCCAATGAATGATGCGGATCTACGTCGTGTGCTGACTGGCGAGAATCGCGAGGATTGGGAGCAGCGTAACGCGGCGGCGCGCGGTCTGATAGCACCACGTAAAGAGGGCGTGTGGGATACGATTGCCTATGGTGGGGTCAACAAGATTGTGCCCGGCGAGGCGAAGGGCGGCGCCGCGCGCGCGAACGCCGGATCGCAACATCGTGTGCTCCATTTCAAGGATGCCGACGCGCACATCGAATACAACCGCATGTACGGCGAAGGCTCGTTGCTGAATGCGCTGATCGATCATGTCGGCGGCATGTCGAAGAACATTGCACTCGTTGAGCGTTACGGACCGAACCCGACTCGCAACATGCGCACGCAGATGCAGCTAACCGCACAGCACGATCGGACGGAGTTGCGCACGCTCGAAGGTGGCATGACATCGATCGGCGCGTACTGGAATTATGTGACAGGGGCGACGAACACGCCGGTCAATCCTGCATTGGCCCGTCGGATGGAGACGCTACGCACGACGGTAAGCGCGGTTAAACTTCAAGGCACGATCCTAGCTGCGCTTGGTGACGTCGGCACAATGTTTGTGACGGCAGGTTATAACAAGGTGCCGTTCTTCAAGACGCTCGGCACTGCCGCGCGGCTGTCGACGCCGGGTTCGAAAGACTTCCGCTCGTGGCTGTCGTCGCAAGGGCTGATCGCCGAATCGCTCGAGCATGGGCTGAACCGGTGGGGCACCGACAATCTGGCGACGACGTGGGCGCGGAACCTGTCTGCGGCGACGATGAAGTTCGGCGGCGTTACCGGTTGGACCGACGCGTTGCGCACGGCATTCCAGTCGCACATGATGCGTGGCCTTGCCGGCATCGGCCGCACCGACTGGAACAGCCTGACCGAATGGGACCGGCGCGCGCTGACTCGCGCCGGGATTACGGCAGACGATTGGGCCGTGGTGAACAAGGCCACGCCGGGCAAGTACGGCGACGCCGAATATCTCACGCCCGACGCGCTGTATGCGACTGGCGACGCGCGCGCGGCGGACGTCGTGCCGAAACTGCTTGGCATGATCCGCGAGGAAGGGGAGTTCGCCGTGCTGAACCCGGACCTGCGCACGAAAGTGATCGCGTCTGCCACGCCGGGCACCGCTATGGGCGAGCTGAAAAAGACCTTCATGCAGTTCAAGTCGTTCCCGATCGCGATGATCTCGCGGCATTGGGGGCGTATCGGCGACATGCGCCGCTCGGGAGACTTTCACGTTGACGGCGCGCCGGCGCTCGCGAACCCGATGGCCTACGCCGCGGCGCTCGTCGTGAGCACGACGCTGATCGGCGCGATCTCGACGCAGGCGAAAAATCTGCTCGCTGGTAAAGACCCGGAGCCGATGTTTGATGACCCAAAGCACGCCGCCGGATTTTGGACGCGTGCATTTTCGGTCGGGGGTGGTGCAGGCTTTGCGGGTGATATGCTGGTTGCCGCGTTCGAGTCGGCCGACTACGGCTCGCTGCTCGGCAGCGCGGTCGGCGGCCCGCTGCTGTCGACGCTGTTTCAGCCGCTACGCGCCGTGTCGTCGAACGTGCAGGACGCGGCACAGGGCAAGGACACCCACGTCGGCGCAGACCTGCTGAAGATCGCGCAATCGAACACGCCGCTCGTGAACCTGTGGTTCTGGAAAACCGTGTGGAACCGCCTGATATGGGACAATCTCGCCGAGAACTTGTCGCCGGGCGTGACCCAGCGGAACGTGAACCGGTCGCGCAATCAATACCACAACGATTATTACTGGCAACCAGGCGCGGCCGCACCCCAACGTGCGCCAGACCTGAGCCAAGCACTTAGCGAATAACGGGGGATTCCCCGTCTGACATTCGCCAATATGGCGCAGTCCACGCAAGGGCTGCGCCATGACGGTCACATCCGATTTTCAGGAAATTGCCTACCAGACGGACGGGGCGACAGTGCATTTCCCGATTCCGTTCTATTTCCTTAGCGACGATCACATCGTTGCTTATATCGTCTCGCCTGATGGGGCTGGCCGAGATCTTACGCATGGCACAGACTTCACGTTGTTCGGGGCGGGAAACGAGAGCGGTGGATCGCTTACGTTGCTTGTGTCGATCGCAGCAGGCAACTTGCTGACAATTTCACGCGTTGTACCGATCACGCAAGAATCGAAATATCAGCAGAACGATCCGTTCCCGTCGGGCACGACAGAGAAAGCGCTCGACAAGCTGACGATGATCGATCAGCAACACGCGAGCACGCTTGAACTCGCGTTGCTCTTTCCGCGCACTGAAAAGTCATCATCGTTGAATCAAAATTTACCGACGAAATCAGCGCGCTCCAACGCTGCGCTTGGCTTTAACAACGATGGTAACCCGATCTCGCTGTCACTCGAAATCGGGGCGGTCGAGACGCCGGTCGTTGATAATCGCACGATGTTGCGGGCTGTCGACACGTCGACGAAGAGCGTATTTGTCGCGGGCGCTGATGCGCCTGCTGATGGCGGTGGCGGCCTCTATGTTCCGCAGCACCGCAATGCTCCCGCCGACTACGACAACGACGGAACGCAGATTGTCACCGCACGTGGTATTGGCTATGAACTGCAATACACCGACGCAGTATCTGCGGCGGTTTTTGGTGCGCGTAGCGATGGTGTGACGAACGACCGTAGCGCCTATCAGAAAGCGATCGATTATATGTTCGCGCGCGGTGGCGGCATCGTCTATATCCCGGCAGGGGGGCGGTCGTTGATTGATGGCGATTTGGACATCCTTCCGAATGTCGCTCTTATGGGGCGGTATGAAGGCGTCGGTTCACCGGGCAGCAACTATTCAACTCCCTACGCCAATGTGTGCGGGGCGTTAATCTTAAATTCGGCGGCGGCGATTCGCGTTCACAGCAACGCATCCTTCACGCGTGCGCTGCTTTATCGGAAAGGAATGACCTTTCCCGCAACTGATATCCGTGATTGGGCCGGCACCGCGATTATCGGGGTTGGCGAAGACATCACGCTCGAGCGTCTTTTGATCCTCGGCTTTGACCGTGCGGTGTACTTGTCCGGCTGTAATCGCCCGCGGATCATGTACGTGTACGGTGATTGCAACAACGGGATCGACATGACCGAGTGCCGTGATATCCCGCACATCAACAAGTGCCATTTCTGGCCATTCGCAACGATCGCGTCGGTGGCGGCTACCGGGCGAGGTGATTTACTGTTGCGGCCGGGTACCGCATACAGTTTGCACGACGGTGTTGACGGCTGCATGTTCACGAACAATTTTAGCTTCGGCTATCAAGTCGGTACGCTGATTCAAAATGCGGATTCGACGACCGTGATAGGTTTCTGGGCCGATAGCATGCTCAACTATGCGAATCCCGGCAGTATCGGCATTCAAGTTGAGGGGAACTGTCACGATACGCGTTTGATCGGCTGGCAGGTGTCTGCGCAGAATCGAACGGGAGTGCTGATCAACACGAACCCAGGCTTGCTCACCACGATCGTAAATGGCAATGCTTGGTACAACAACGGGGCGGGTATCGAGCTTACCGGCGGTGACACGATCATTACCGGCAACGGCTTCATCGCCGGCAACAACGGGATCATTGTCAACACGCCGTCGACAGCAGTGATTAAGCACAACCGATTCCAAGGACAAACGGACAGGCCGATCAATACGCCGGTTCGAACCGCAGGCATCGACGTTGGCGATCCCGACACGAACCAATACGTGACGTTGCCGGCAGGGCAGCCGCCTGTTGGCAGCGGGTTAATTCTGACCGGTCGCCCCTTGGACGGTGCGGCGCTGAATTTGCCGCCGACGATCCCGCAAGGCACGCTCGCGATTATCGGTGGTGGCAGCTTCGGCACCATCAACGGGGGCTACGCAGGGCGTCGCGTGTGCCTCTCGATGTTGAATGACACAACGATTATCCATACGAGTTACGGCGGCGATCTCGCGCCGGTTAACTCGATCGTTAATAAATCCGGTGCAAATAAGACTGTACTCGCCGGGCTCATGGTCGAGTACCGATTCAACGGTCGGCAATGGATCGAGCTATAGGGGACGGGGTTATGCAAGAGCACGAGAAGACGATTTTGGAACTGATCATCATGGGTGCGTTGATTGGCATCGCGAAAGTGCTGGTCGGACATGAGAACTTGACGTTTCGGCTCGTCATCGGGAGAGCCATGCTCGGCTCGGCGACATCGATGGTCGCCGGCATTGCGCTGTTGCAGATTCCCGATTTGCCGCCGATCGCGCTGCTCGGCATCGGCAGCGCGCTCGGCATCATCGGGTCGCAGTATTTGGAAGTGCTGCTGCGCCGGAAAGCCAAGATGATTTTTGGGGAGAAGTAAGCGTGAGCAGTTACGACGCAGCGAAGCTGAAGGCGGAATTGACGCGTGACGAAGACAGGCGAAACCGGATCTACGTCGACACCGTGGGCAAGGTGAGCGGTGGGATTGGCCGCAATCTGACCGACAAGGGGTTTCGCGATAACGAAATCGACTTGATGTACGAGAACGACCGGGCCGATACCGAGGCGTGGCTCGATCGCAATTTGCCGTGGTGGCGCTCGCTTGATTCAGTCCGACAGCGTGTGCTGATGAACATGGCGTTCAACATGGGCGGCAAGCTGTTGACGTTTGTGAACACGCTGGCGGCGATGAAGCGAGGCGACTACGCGGCGGCGGCGGACGGCATGCTTGCGTCGAAATGGGCGGGGCAGGTTGGCGCGCGTGCGACGCGGCTCGCCGCCATGATGCGGAGCGGCGCATGACGTGGCTCGACCCGCGCCTCTGGCTGGTCATTGGTGCGGCCGGCGTCATCGGCTCGGCGACCGGCTATTTTAAAGGGCACGCCGACGGCGTGCGCACGACGACGGCTGCCGCGCAGAAGGCGCAACTTGATGCCGTTGCCGCCGCGCGCACCGAGGAACAACGCCGCACCGCGGCCCAACAGGAGATTGCTGAAGATGCTGCGAAACAACGTGACCGGGCGCGCGCTGATGCTGTCGCCGCTGCTTCTGCTTCTGCTGCTGCTGACGGCCTGCGCAAGCAAGTCGCCGTGCTTGTCGAGCGCGGCCGCCATCCCACCCCTACCGCCGGAAGCGCGCCAACCGGCGACGCCCTCGATTTGCTCGCCGACGTGCTCGGCCGGGCTGACACGCGAGCGGGAGAGTTGGCGGAATACGCTGATCGCGCCCGCATCGCCGGCGAGCAATGCGAACGAGACTATGCCGCGCTAA